GTTCTAACAGGTGATGCTCGTTTGTCTGATACAAGAACACCAACAGATGATTCAGTTTCAACAGCAAAAATTGTTAACTCTGCTGTAACTGCCGATAAACTTGCTGGTGACTCTGTAACTACTGCCAAAATTGAAGATGGAGCAGTAACTTCTGCAAAAATTGCAGACGGAACAATTGTAAATGCTGACATTAATGCATCAGCAGCAATTGATTGGACTAAGTTGGCAGTATCATCAACTGTTACCGAAAGTGACCTTGGATTGATAACAGGTTTAACTGGACCAGTTCAAACACAATTAGATGCTAAATATTCTTCAGCATCAGCAACAACAGATCTTGCGCTAAAGGCTGATTTGGCTTCTCCAGCATTAACTGGAACACCAACAGCACCAACTGCAACTGCGGGTACAAATACAACTCAGATTGCTACTACAGCATTCGTAACAGGAGCAGTTGCTGATTTAATTGCTTCAGCACCAGGAGCATTAAATACTCTTGATGAACTCGCTGCAGCATTGGGTGATGATGCTAACTTTGCATCAACAGTTACTACATCTCTTGCAGCAAAGGCTCCAATTGCAAGCCCAACATTTACTGGTACAGTAACAGTTGCAGCATCTGGAATAGCCTTTACAGATGGTACACAGACAAAAGAAGGTGTTCCATCAAGAACTACAATTAACTCAATTTCAGCAAACTACAATCTATCCACTGGTGGTCTAACACTAAGAGATACAATGGTAGAGTCAACTGCAGGATCAGGAATTACAGTAACAATTCCAACAAATGCTACAACTGCTTATCCTGTCGGAACTACAATTGACTTCCTACAAACAGGTGCAGGACAAATCACATTTGCTCCTGCATCAGGAGTTACCCTAAATGGAACTCCAGGATTGAAGACAAGAACTCAGTGGTCATCTGCCTCTCTTTTCAAGAGAGCAACTGATACATGGGTTGTTCTTGGAGACTTGTCAGCGTAATAGAATAAAACTTAATATAAGAAAAAGGAGAATAACATGGCAGTTTCAAAAAGAAGAGGTACAAAGTCTTCAGCGCAGGATAACTTTTTACAGCCAGATGCTGTAACAGGATTAACTGCAACAAATGTAGGAACAAACAGATCTTACAACGATGGTGCTGTCGACCTATCTTGGACCTTGGCTGCTACATCTCCTGCAGCAACTTCTTATACTATTACTTCAACTCCAGCAACAACAACAATAACTACTGGGAATGCAAACACCACATATAGATTTACTGGACTTGCTTCTAATACATCCTATACATTTACTGTTGTCGGAACAAACGCTGCTGGTATAGCAAATCCTACAACATCAGGATCTGTTACTGTAACTACCGTTCCACAGGCACCACAATCTGTTTCTGGATCTGCTTTGTCCGCAAATACAAATAGAATATCTTGGACAGCAGGTGCAAATGGCGGTAGCGCTCTAACATCATACACAATTACTGGTTCAGATGGATCAAGTTATACTGGTATTTCTAGTTCTGCAACATCATATGACGCTAACGACCCTGGAACATCTCCAGGATCTCAGACCTATACAATTGTTGCTATTAATGCTAATGGTTCATCTGCAGGTGCTACAACTGGAACTGTTACAACTACCCCGCCATTCTTCCCATTCTTCCCACCATTCTTCCCATTCTTCCCGTTCTTCCCATTCTTCCCACCATTCTTCCCTTATTTCCCATTCTTCCCATTCTTCCCACCGTTCTACCCAGTCTTCCCGTTCTTCCCATTCTTCCCGTTCTTCCCATTCTTCCCACCATTCTTCCCATTCTTCCCGTTCTTCCCATTCTTCCCGCCTTACTTCCCGTTCTTCCCGTTCTTCCCATTCTTCCCACCGTTCTTCCCAACGTTCCAATCCACTGGTGGTGGTTGTGGTTGTGCATGTGACTGCCTATGTACTGGGGCTTGCTGGTGATAAAAATGAATACTGACATATACAAAGGGGTAGTTATTAAAAACACTATCCCTTTGATATATGGTACAATTATTAAGGTAAAAGGAGAATAACGTGATTTATATTGCAATTGTTAAAAATGATAATGATTCTTGGGACGCTATTTTTAAATTTAATTATGCCAGCGAACTAAGAATCAATATGTTGAATGATGCTTGGGAAAAAGGATTACCTATCACTGGAATGGCGACAACAGGTTATGGGCTTACTCCAAAAATAGGTGCAATCTGGAATGGAACAGAGTTTTCAGGTGGTCATGAAAGAGGCACTGCAGATTTCCCAGCAATTAATATTCCTGAAGAACAATTAGCAAATATGAAATCATATTCTTTTATATGTGATAATGAAGTTGTTGCAACTATAACAGCCGAAAAAGATACACCACAATCTGAAATGCTAGATGCAGCATTTGCTGGAGAGGTTTATTTAGTTAAACAGCCAGAAACATTAAGTGTTATGGTTGGAGACACCTTGCATTACGATAAAGACACAAGAGCATTGTCCTCATAATAATAGACTGGAGACTTCATGTATGAGTTTGATGAAAACCAAAATCCTTGGTTTACAAAAGACAGATCAGAAACCGCATCAAATAGATATCCAACAAAAACCTTGCCAAATGGTATAGTTGTAGAAAATCCTGGACTTGGGCTAAATGTATATAGAAATGTTTTTAATAAAGATGATGCAGACAGGTATATCAAAATACTTGAATCAAATTTAGATGGAACAAAAAGATATAAATGGTCTGAGGCACAAGTTACAAATTCTACAACTCCTATTAAAAGAGCAAGAGATTGCGTAGATTTTAAGTATAAACAAGAAAATCTTGGTCCACGAGATGAGTTTAATGCAGAATTAATAGACTTACATGAAGAAATTTATCAAAAGTTAAAATTCTGTATAGATGATTACGCACACTACTGGGGCATTAATGTTATCTATTATGAGGCTTTTAATTTTGTAAAATATGAAGGTGAAGGAAAACATTTTAATATACACGCAGATCATGGACCTGCGTATAATGCAACAGTTTCAGCAGTCATTTATATAAACGATGACTATGAAGGTGGAGAAATAAAATTTCCAAGACTTGACGGATATACGCTTACTCCAAAAGTAGGAGATATTGCTGTCTTTCCATCTAACTACATTTATGAGCATGCTTCTCTTCCAATGAAGAGCGGTACAAAATATTGTGTCGTAATCATGACTGATATTAATGAGTTAGGACATAAGGGTGGATACTGAGTATAACCGTGTAGTATTTAAATCATATAGACCGTGGCTTACCAAAGAAAGTAAATCTGTACCATCTTCAACACAAAAAGAAATACCACAATGGTATAAAGATGCAGATAGATTTGCCAAAGATCTACTAACTGGACAATATTATAAAGCACCAAAAGAAGTATGTCCATTTCCCAAAGAAGGTACAGTAGACGACTACGGAATGATTCCAACATGGAAAGCATGTCCTGCAATTATGGATGCTTTTATGACTGGATATGTATTTAAAACACCTTGCGATTTAATATTTACTAAAAACAATGCTGGATCTTTAGATGTTAAAGTTGAAAATCCAATGTATAAAGATTTTTGTACGGTAAGACCACCTATGCCACAATTCGAACACCCAAAAGGATACTATAAAACGCATTTTGCATGGATGCCAGACTGGGGAATGAAATTGCCTGAAGGCTATAGTGCTTTATTTATGACACCAATGAATAGGTTTGACTTGCCATTCATGAATACCACTGGCGTTGTTGATTCAGACAAAGTAGAAATATTAGGAAGTTTTCCATTTTTTATTATTGAGGGTTGGGAAGGAACTATTCCAGCAGGAACTCCATATCTACAGGTACTTCCATTCTTAAGAGAAAACTGGGAGCATCAAATTGAGATTTCTGACTCATCTACTATATATGCTAAAATGGTAGATAACGCAAACTTTTATCGCCAGCCAGATGGCGGGGTATATAAAGATAAAGTTTGGACAAGAAGAGAATATAAATAAGGAGCAATGATGTCAACCTGGACGGATAAAGAAACTTTAGGATTTGGAATAACCTGCTATCGTGGAGTAATTAAAAAAGATCTAGATATTATTAATAGATTAGAGAGCACACTTGGCGAACCAGCCCCTTGGGGAGAGTTAACACCAGATGGAAAAAGATATCATTGGTTGCCAGCATATGTTGGCTATCAGCAATTGATGCCACACTATCGTGATTGTTATGATTTTAAATTTAAAAAAACAGACATTGAGTCTGATCCTAGTCCAGAATCTTTAAAACTACAGTCAATTTGGCAAGATGTTTATGATGTTCAGGCACCAGCAGTTGAAGACTATAGAAAAGATTATAACATTATGCCACTTAAATACTGGGAGGCATTTAATTTTATCAAATATGGTCCAGGTCAGCACTTTAAAGAGCATCACGATCATGGGTTTTCTTATAACTGTACAGTATCTTTAGTGGCATACATCAATGACGACTACGATGGCGGAGAGTTATACTTTAGGCTTCAAAACTTAAATATAAAGCCAAAGGCTGGAGATCTATATATTTTCCCATCAAACTTTATGTATCCTCATCAAGCAATGCCAGTTAATTCTGGAACAAAGTATTCAATTGTAACAATGTTAGATTATAGTAGAAAGTATCATACACCAGATATGTATGACCCAAAATGGGCAGATGAATAATGTTTAATATAACAGTTGAAAAGATGTTTGGCTGTCAATTTGATATTACACCAATGTCTATTAAAAGAGATTGGATGGATGTAACATCTGAAAAACATGCGTATAGATGTTTCCCAGTAACACAGGCAAATGTTGTTGGTTGGTATTTATCATGCAAACAGGACATAGTTTTTACCTGGGACGGAATTAATGATCAAACAGACCAACATGTAAAAATTAAAAGTCCAGATAACTCTTACTCTGGAAGAGGCCAATCTTCAATTAGTTTAAACACATCTTTAGTTTTTAGAACAGATCCAGATGTTAGCATTTTAACTATTAATCCAGTTAATTATTTTAATGAAGATTTTGAAACAATGTCAAATTTAATTAGCACATCTTTCTATGATAATCCTCTACCATTAGCGCTTAAAGCAAAAAAGGCAAACCAAGAAACAACAATTAAAGCAGGCACTCCAATTGCAACAATTATTCCGATTTCTTTAACTGCACTAAACAATACAGCCATTAATATAGTTGCATATAAAGATCCAGATAGAGCAAGAGAAAGGGCAAATATAAGTTATGGAGAAGCAGCACAGGTTCTAAACTCTTCGGGCCAGTGGACCGATTGGTATAGAGAAGCGGTAGATGAAAATGGAAAGTCTGTAGGACAACATGAGGTCAAAACCTTAAAACTTTCAGTTGTAGATAATTCAGGAATATAATGAGTAACGAACTAAAGCCAAGTCATCAAGATATGATAGATGAATATTTGCAGAATGCAAAGTCGGGAAAAGTCTTTCATTATATTATTACTGTATCAAGAGATGGAGAGTCTCCAGTAAGATCAATAATATCTTTTGATAATGTTATAGATGCAGTTGCTGGATACGAAATGTATAAAGATGCTGGCTTTGCTAAAAATTATTTAACAGTATCTCTATATGAGCCTTCTGGAAAAATTAATACAAAGGTACTTAAAAGAAATCAGGCAGGAGACCCATCTTTTGTTAGACAAAATTATATAGATGTGACCAATGCACTTTTACAAATTAAAGATAAATTACCTGAAGAAGATTTTGAAATTTTATGTATAAGAATAGGAACAACTTTCGGTAAAGATAATTGGAGATTTAATATTGAAAGGTTTTTTGATAATTTAGGTATCAAGGTAAAGGCTCAGGACTATTATCCTGTGATATAATTATTATTATGAAGCCAGAAGATGCAATAACAGTATTTAGAAAACCATCAAGCACACCCTCTGGATTCTTTGGTCATGGCCCAGAAAATATTGTTGAATTAGAAAACTTTATGACTCAAGAAGAGGTAGACTTTTTAGATAAAGCAGCAAGAGGAATCACAATTTGGGATATAACAGAAAGTCATAAAAATGAAAATGGAACTGTTATATATGATGCTGAATACTGGAAAGATAGAGTTGCAAGCGCACCATCTCTTAATCAAAATGATCCAAACATTGTTCCAGTTATAATTGGTCTATTCAATAAGTTACAGCCAGTGATAGAAAAATTTTTTAATGTTAAGGTTCAGCCTACAGGCCAAACAATTGTAAAGTGGAACCCAGGACAATTTCAAATGCCACATGCAGATAAAGAGTTGCATCAGGGTGAAGACGCTGGGACACCAAATGACTTTCCTAATTATGACATAGCAAGTTTATTTTATATCAATGACGACTATGAGGGCGGAGAATTATATTTTCCAAATCAAGGAATACAGTTTAAGCCTAAAAGAGGATCGGCATACTTTTTCCCAGGCGATATGAATTATGTGCACGGAGTAACAAAAATTAAAAGTGGAATAAGATATACCTGCCCATTCTTTTGGGAAATATTAGAGCATACAGGAGAAGTAAAACCAGACTCTACAAAAGAATATTATAGAATTTTTCCTAATAATGAAGTAATAAAGGCATGGGATCCAGAAAATGGCATAAGGAGACAAGGATGAATTTAAATAATAAAAAAAGATTAACTAAAGATATAGTTCTTTATGAAAACTTTATTGATGCAGAAACTGCTGCTAAACTTGTAATGGTTTTAGATAAACATGCAGAGTTAGGTACAATTAGTTGGATGCCTATATCATTTTATGAATCATATTCGTCTGTTTTACCGCAAGATAATGATGAGCATGTTATTGCAGAAGGATTGCCTGCAGATATTTTTTCACAAATGAAAAAAGGTATTATTGATGCAGTTGCAAGTGTTCATGATCTTGATCCAAAGATAATTTCTCAAATTGGATACCATACACAAAAATGGGAGCCAGGCGCATATGCAAGAATTCATTCTGACAATACAGACGAGCATGGAAAGTCTGGTGCATTTACTAGAAGTAGATATGCTGCATTTTTGTACCTAAACGATAATTTTGAGGGCGGTCTATTGCAGTTCCCAAGTCAAAGCATAAGCATTAAGCCACAAGTCGGAATGCTTGCAGCATTTGATGGTGGATTTAATAATATGCATGAGGTAACCTTAATAGAAAGCGGAACTAGATATACTATCGGCTCTTTCTGGGATGATCGTGAAGAGGACGCATATCCACAAGAATTGAGGGATGCCTGGGCAGAAGAGATGAAAGAGACAAGGGCTAAACAAGAAGTTGAAAGGGCTGAATGGCAGGAGTTGTTAAAAAAGGGATATAAAATAGATCAACAAGGTAAGCAGTACAAGGTGGAGAACTAACATGTTATTTTTAGAACAAGAGTTTAATGACGCTGGATTTAAAACAGATATAGTTCAGGAAGAAATACTTGTTGTTCATGATTTTATCTCTAAAGATGAACTACAAATTATATTAGATATTATTAAAGATACGCCAGAAGAAGTTTGGTTTGAGGCATACAGGGCAAGCCTTGCTAGGTTTTGTTTAGAAAAATTTGGCAGAGATGATGTAGAAAATTTGGTTAAAGAAGGAAAATATGAAATTACAAAAGATTGGGATGACAAAAATCTTGATATAGGCAACTACCCAATTTCTGGGAAATTACAATCAAGAATGCATAAACTTATTGCAATAAATAATCAAGATCTAGAATTAACTGGTTTTGCTACATTACAAAGAATGCAAAAGGGTGTACAGTTAAAATCTCATACAGACCAACATACAGATCCTTCTATTAGATATGCTGCTATACTATATCTAAACGATGATTATGCAGACGGTACTTTATTTTTTAAAAATAAAAATTTAGATGTCCGTCCAAAGCCAGGAGAGTTACTTGTATTTCCAGGAAACGAAGAATACGAGCATGGAGTAAGGCATGTAGGAGAAGGTCCAATTAGATATGTTTTAGTTGGATTCATAAAAGTTAGAGGCTTTTATGAAAACAATAAATACTAAAGGAGAAAATATGAAAAGAAAAATATTAGAGGAAAAAGTTTACTATTACACAGATGTTATCGAGGACCCTGCAAAACTTGTTGAGGCAATCGAAAATGATAACAAAGACCCATGGGGTGAATGGATGGCTTGTAGCGGGCAGCCATATGTTTATGGAACTGATAAGAATATTGCACTAGATTCAAATTCTAATGAAAAAGATAAGTATATATATGAAACATTAAGAAAAGCATTTGATGATGTAGCAAGAGATTATGCAGCAGAACAAGGGATAACAGACGAGCCTAAACTTTTCCCAGTCTACCCAATTAAAAAATATATGGCTGGTACTTTTATGGGGGCACACTTTGATCAGCAAGAAGGTGACGAAAGATTGAAGGTTTCTTTTGTTATGTATCTTAATGATGACTACGAAGGTGGCGAAATTTCCTTTACAATCAGAGATCCCAAGGGTCCTGTTCAAGGTCCAACACCAGATTCAGATTTTGCAAAAGCAGATCCTTCAACATTTCAGTTTGCAGTTAAGCCGAAGGCTGGAAGCATTATTGTATTTCCACCATCACCACCTTATCATCACACAGCACATTTAGTTAAGAGTGGTTCAAAGTATATGGTTCCACAACACTGGATTCACTAAACCATAAACCTCAATAATAACATTAGAGTTTGATAAAAACAAAAACTCTGGTATACTTGAGTAATTACAGTTTTCAATTAGGAGAAATACATGTCTGATTTTTTTAGTTTTCGTTTGTCTGAAGAGTTTATAAATGATTATAAATCAAAGGAACCACCATTCGGCTTTACAGATGCAGGTGGAAATTCATTAGGAGAGATTACATTTATTCGTACCTACTCCCGTATGAAGGACGATGGGACTAAGGAAAGATGGTACGAGGTTTGTCGTCGTGTAATCGAGGGTATGTATTCAGCGCAAAAGAATCATGCCAAAGAAAACAGACTACCCTGGAATGACTATAAGGCTCAGGCATCTGCTAAAGAAGCCTATCAGCGTTTATTTGAATTGAAATGGACTCCGCCAGGAAGAGGCTTATGGTCTTTTGGAACAGCCCTCACTATGGAAAAGAAAAATTCGGCTGCTCTACAGAATTGCGCTATGGTTTCCACAAAGGACATAGATCGTAACGATCCAGGACAACTATTTGGTTGGGTAATGGATGCCCTTATGATGGGCGTAGGAGTAGGTTTTGATACTTTAGGCGGGGAGAAAAATCTACCTATTTATGACCCTACAGAACCACCACAAGTATATGAAATACCAGATACTCGTGAAGGTTGGGTAGAGTCTGTAAGACTGTTAATTAATTCATTTTTAAAGCCTAATATGTATATTCAGGAGTTTAACTATGACCTTATTAGGCCTTTAGGTGCCCCTATTAAGGGTTTTGGCGGTACAGCAAGCGGTCCTGCACCACTTATACAG